GACGATGCGACCTTACATGCCGTTTCTGGTAGAGGCGGTTTATGATTACGTCAGGCGAGAGATTCACGAGTATGCTTGAGTGTGGCCCTGCGGGATGACCTTCGAATGTTAGACGTGAGAATCCCCCTGTCCCCCACGCCATCGTTCCTGAACCGCGTTGTGCTGCTCGCAAAGAGCATCAGGAGATTTTACCCCGATACGATGGTGACGGCGTATGTTGGATGCGATGCTCTTGAAACCGGCACAAGGATTAACGGTGCGAAAGCACTTGCGGCAGACGGCATCGACGTGACGTTCCACCCGCCAAGGAGGAAATGGGTGGGTTCGCGCTCGCCGTATCTTGGACAGATGAACGCCCGGTTCGAGTCGGCGCGGGCCGATCACGTGCTTATCTGCGACGCGGATGTGATCTGCACCCGACGCTTTGACGAGTTGTTCGAGGTCGACGCGGTTCAGGGCATGCAGGCGCATATGCCGCCGTATCAGGATGCCGACCTGTTTCGAATCTTCGTGGCGAACGGCCTGAAACCGCCGCCATTTGATCGGATGTATTCCGGTGCCGGTATCATGACCGGGCCGGGCAATCGCGGGCCATGGTACGTGAATTCCGGTGTCGTGTTCGCGCCGGCGCGTTTGTTTGATCGCCTGTGTAAACCATATCACGACGCAATCGAGACGCTGCGAAAGACGATAAACGACACCTATTGGTTTGATCAGTTGGCGCTCATGATCGCTGTCGCGCAGTCCATGGTGCCTGCGGTGTCCCTGTCGCAGCGCTTCAACTTCCCCAACCAACGCGAGTTTGACCCGGCTTTTCCTGACGAACTGAGGGACGTGCGCTTTCTTCACTACCTACGCACCGATACGATCGACCGCGACCGCGACTTTGCCTCGGAGGAAGCCATGGACGCCTTTGTGGCGCGACGTGACCTGACCGGCTCGAACGAGGTCTTGCGCCGGACGGTGGACCGGTTACGACAGCCGCCTGAACTCTCACGCTCGGAGGACATCCCATGGGCCTGAACCCGTATGACGGTCTGGTGAAGAACAACGGCCGGCACGCTGTCGTTTCGCTGGCGGTGAGCGATGCCGATGTCGACGAACTGACCAAGGCCCAGGTCGCCGCGCTCGGCCCGATGATCCGGCCCCTGCTGACCGGGAAGGAAATGGTGGCGCTGGACTATGGCTGCGGCTATGGGCGGTTCACCTCGATGCTGGGCTCGATGGCGGGCCGGGCGGTTGGGGTTGATCCCTGCGCCGAACTGATCGCCACGGCACCGCGAGATCCCGGCCTGGACTTTCGGTGCGAGGATCCGGAGATGTTTACCCAGGTCGCAGCGCCGCGAGGTATGCTGTTCGACATTGTGTTCGCCTGGACCGTGCTTGGCGTGCCTGATGTGGATCAGGAAGCGGCAACCGCCGCGATGGTCAGCGTGCTGGCACCGGACGGCCTGATCGTGTTGGGCGATCACATGCCGGATACCGCACCCGAGGGTCGCTGGGCGCGGTTTCTGCCGGCCGCACATTATATTGAGATGTTTGCCCGGCACGACGTAACGCTGCACAAGATCGGTGAGGTCGCACAACTCGACAATCCCGTGACAGTGCTGGCCGGGCGCTGGGCGAAACCGGTTCCGGCGGTTGTCGCTGAGCCGCAGCATGGGGATATCCGCACCGTTGCCGGTCGGCGCGAGATTTTCACGGGTGCGGGGTGGATGCCGGCGGCGGCTGATGCTCCGGTGACGACCGATGGATGAAGGCCCTCAAATGAAAGAGGCTGAACGATTCAGTCTGCTCGATATGGATTCATGTTCGCTGGATGTTTTCATTGCTGAGGTGGAGGCCTTCAGGGATCGGAATGAGGGTTGCGATTTGAAGGTGGAAATCGAAAGCCCATGGGGCGAACCTGGGACATGCGAACTGGTGGCAACCCGACTGGAAACCGAAGGTGAGCAAGCGCGGCGTCTTGTAGAAGACAGACGCCGGGAGTGGCAACAGGAACAAATTGAACGCCGTAGATATGAAGCCCTGAAGGCTAAATTCGAACGGCCCGGCTGATGCTGCATCTGCCTGACGTAACGCTGGTGATGGTGTCGGGGGATTATCATGCCGCGCACCAGGCGGCGCTGAACGATGTCGTGACGCATATGCACTTTCCATACGTGTTGACCATGGAAACAGAGCCGACTCTTGAGGCTGTTTCTGAAGCCATGCAGGAACTTGTAGCGCCATCCCTGAAAACCTCTCACGCCCTGTTTATCCAGTGGGACGGCTATCCGACGACGCCGGAGATGTGGGACGATGGGTTTCTGGCGTACGATTACATCGGGGCCGTGTGGCCGTGGTTTACGGAGCATTCTGTTGGTAATGGCGGCTTTTCTCTGCGCAGCCGCCGTCTCCTGGACGCTCTCGCCGCACTCCCGGCCCTCGAATACCCCGAGGACATCACGATCTGCCGGAGGCTGAATCTGGACGGGATGTGCTTCGCCCCTGAGTCTGTGGCCGAGCGGTTCTCCCGCGAGCACTGGCCGGTCGGAGCCCGGACGTTCGGGTTTCACGGTGTCTGGAACATGCTGGACTTCATGGATGACACGGCGGTGGTCCGGCGGCTGTCGCTACTTGAGCCGAAGCAGTGGCGGCAAAAGTATATGACGTATGTCTCGGCGACCGCACTGCGCCAGGGGCGGCGGGACCTGTTTTTGTGGGTGCAGGGGATGATCGGGAGGCACAGGGGATGATGCTGGAGCGCGGGAAGCGGTCGTATCCAGAGTTCCCTTGGTGGGACATGAGCGCAGTGAGGCGGGGGAATGTTGACTACCTGCTTTGCGTAATCCCGATTGTCAACGAAATTTCCGAGTCGGAATACGAAAGACATGTAACCAGTGGTTGGCTGCTCCTCGGTGGTCTTGCGGCTTTCGCCGTTTACGTGATTTGGGACCAGACCAGAAAACGGTAGCGTCAAGGCGATGGAAAATCTACCAGGACCGGTCATTTTAACGATAATCCTCGTGGTTCTTGTTTTCGCTTTGGCTGCTATTCGGTTCGCCCTCGCTATAATTGATTGATTTCGATCTGCCTGCGCCAGGGGCGGCGGGATTTGTTTTTGTGGGTGCAAGGGAAGATTGGGAGGCACAGGGAGTGAAGCACATTCCGAATTTCTTCTGGAAACAAACAGTCTTATGCACCACGGTATGGTGGACGTGTGGGCATGTAACAACGCACCCGCCGCAGCGCCCCCAGAAGTATTGTCCCGTATGCTGCGGCCAGACGTTCCTGCGAATCACCGATCAAACGAAGGCCGCTGCATGACCCCTCTGACCCGGCGAACCATGGCTCACATCGCATCGGGCAACCTGATCGCCGCCGACGAGGCGGTGCGCGACGCAACTGGTGCCGAGGCGCTGATGCTCAGGGGCCGGATCGCACTGCGCCGGCACGACTGGCTGACCGCGCACGATCATTTTCAGCAGGCCCTGGCCGAAAACGGCAGTGATCCTGACCTTTTGATGTGCCTGGGCTCGGCGCAATACGAGCTGGGCTTCTTTGAGAAGGCTGCGGCCTCGTTCGAGGCGATCATTCTCGGCAACATCAACCTGCCGATGGCCTGGCAGAAGTATGGGTTCTGTCTCGCCATGATGCAGCGGTTTCCCGAGGCGCTGTCCTGTATCGAGCGGGCGCAGTCGATGGAGCCGGAAAACCCCGAGTTCAACCACACGCTGGCGGTGATCTGCGCGTTGTTTGGGATGGACGAAGGGGCGCTGCACCATTCCCGGCTGGCCCAGAAATACCGACCTGACTACACCGTGGCCCAGGTGTGCGAGGCGGCGACGCTGCTGCGCATGGGGCGTTGGGCCGAGGCGTGGCCGAAGTGGGAGGCCCGTTGGCAATTGCCCACCCCGATCGCGCCGTGGTGGTACAGGGGCCAGCCGCTGTATCAGGGCGATCTGGAGGGGTTACGCGGTAAGCGAGTGTTGCTTCGGTCGGAACAAGGGTATGGTGACTCGATCCACTTCGCACGGTACGTCGAGCCGCTGAGCAGGATCGCCGGATCGATCGTGCTCGAAACCCAGGCCGAACTGGCGCGGCTGTTCTCGTGCCTGCCGGCCGAAATCCTGATCGCGCCGAAAATGGAACATCAGGTCAGGGCGCTCGACGGAATCGAATTCGACGAGCAGACCTCGCTGATGAGCCTGCCGCTGCTGTTTGGGACGACGCCGGAGAATGTGCCAGAGCCCGCTCGTTTATTGGCAGATGTATGGCGGCCCGTTCCTTCTCATGGTCCCAGAATTGGAGTGTGTTGGGCCGGCGGGCCGAGGCACGAAGATCCGCAGGCCCATGCTGTAGACATCCGGCGTTCGATTAAACCGGTTGTTTTTGAACCGATTTGGAGTGCAATAAAAAATCCGGTTGTTTTACAACGTGAGATGTTGCCGCCCGAGTATGACTGGCAGGATACCGCTCGTCTGATCAATAGCCTGGCACTGGTCATCACGGTCGACACCGCCGTTGCGCATCTGGCGGCGTCGCTGGGAATTGAGACCTGGATGCTGTCGCGGTTTGACGCCTGCTGGCGTTGGGGCATGACCGGGGAAAAGACCCCCTGGTATCCGACCATGCGCATCTTCCGTCAGCCGCGCTTGCTGGACTGGGATAGTGTGATCAGGCGCGTGGTAGAGGAGTTGAGAGGACGGATGAATGGAAGGTAAATTAGGGCCAACGCGTTGGATTTGCGGTTGTTTAATAACCGAACACCCCAGGTGGGAGTGTTTGAAAATGACGCCAGCCGAGCGAGTTAGTTACAAGGCGCGGATCAAAGCACTGGAGTCAACTTATAAGGTGAGTTCGACATTGCAGGAACTATTTGTCAAAGCAGCATTCTCGCAAAACCGTATGCGATCAGGCGCGTGGTAGAGGAACTGAAGGTGCGCGTATGAGTATCATGACCACCATCGCAGCCGACCTGATATACGCAGCGGATCGGCGTGGCGGCCGAATGCCCGATCTGTGGCGCGTCGGGCATGGAACTTACAAGGCACTCGTTAAGGAAATGCGGGAGCAGGCTAAAATTCATCAGAACGGCACGCTCTGGGTGGCGGATAACGCTTTCGTTGATGCGGAGAGCGACATCCCGCCGGGAGCGGTCATGGTTCTCGGCGTTTCGGTCGAAGAGATAAGGTCGTATGACGATGCGACGCCAGCGCAAGCAGGGGTTTGACCCCGTCGCTGATTGGGACGGCAGGATATCGGCCTGGAGTCCGTTGTATGGCCACAAACTGATCACGTCGAAGGATCGGCATCGCATCTCGGTCGAGAACATGAAGCAAATGGAAAAGCTGGACCGAATCGAGAAGGAAGACGCAGTTGAACGGTGTCCGCCGCGGCGGCAGGCGAAAACGGAGTGGTGGCGGTGAACGATCGTATTCTGACGAATGATGATGTTCAATGGTTTCAGGATCACCCGGACCGCAACGCACGCATTCGCGTTCCGGCGTTTGCCGAGTTTATGGCGGAATGGCAGTAACTTGGGATGCACCACATGTCTCGCCGCCGCGTTCTGGTTTGGCGTGTGCCGAAGAAAAACCCGAAACGTCATCTGGTGCCCGATGGGCTGATGCGCATTCCGTTTTTGCCGTTTGCCGATGAATCGATCGAGGACGATGACAAGACGATCCTGGCTATTCTTGATGACCTCATGAAGAATGAGGCGAATTACAGGTGAGCGGCCGCACCAGAAACCCCGGCTGGGTCTCCGCTTTCCGCAAGTACGCGGCAGCGGTGCGTATCCAGTCAAAGCACGCCGAGGAGGACCCCGACGGCACCGGCATTCCCCTGAAAATGTGGACCTCGCAGGTCCGCGTGCTTGATCAGATAATCGATGGTCTGCAAAACGGCATCCACATCTTTTACGTTTTGAAATCGAGACAACTTGGCGTCACGACCGTTACGCTTCTGTTACTATTGTTCTGGGCGGCGTGGCATCCCAACACGATCCTGTGCCAGGTTTCCGACGACGAAAAGCAGAGCAACAAAAATCGTATCACGATCCGCAGCTACCTGAACTCGCTTGTCGGTTTCATGGGCAAGAGCTTTCGGATCACGCGCGACAACAGGATGGGGTTCGAGTTCTCCAACGGTTCACGTATCGATCTGCTGGTGGCCGGCAAGACCAAGATATCGTGGGGTGAGGGCGAAGGTTATCTGGGCGGCGTGCTGACCGAGGTTGCGAGTTACGGCAAAGAGGAAGGTCTGGACTCGTTCCGCCACGCCATGGCGCCGGAAAACCCGCGGGCACTCTATATCTTTGAGAGTACGGCACACGGTCCGAACCATTGGAAAGACATGTGGGACGCGGCGATGAAGGACGAGTTCTCATCGCGCTGCATCTTCGTCGGGTGGTGGTCGAACGACCTGCAACGGATCAAAATTACCGATCGCCGCTATCGCATGTTTGGCAACGAACAACCGAGCCCGGAGGAATGGGACCGGATCAGGCTGGTCAAGGATCGCTACGGCTTCGATATCACCATGGAGCAACTGGCGTGGTATCGCTGGCAGCAGTCGCAGCCGTCCTCCGGCGTGGCCGACATGTCGCAAAACCAGCCCTGGTACGCCGAAGAGTGTTTCGTTTTCAGCGGTATTTCGTTCTTCCAGGTCCGGCTGGTCGCCGATCGCCGCGAACAGATCACCTCGGCGCCGGCCGAACTGGCGGTAGAAGATGGCGGCTTCATCTTCCAGGGGTATTCGTTTTACCTTGGCGACGAATACCATCTGTCACGCGTTGAGAAACTGGACTCGGCGCGCTCCTCGATCGATGTGGTGCGGCTCCGGGTATGGGAACATCCGCAACCCGACGGCTGGTATGCCATTGGCGTCGATCCGGCGTTCGGGCGCGATGACCGAAATAATAACCATGCGGTATCGATCTGGCGCTGCTTCGCCGACAAGATCGTGCAGGTTGCCGAATGGGCTGACAACATCCCGGACACTCGCAACTGCGCCTGGGTGATCGCTTATGTTGCGGGTCAATATCAGAACTGCCGGATTAATATCGACATGACCGGTGGCCCAGGCCAGGCTGTCATGCAGGAGTTCGACAACCTGCGCAACCGGATGCGATCGGAACTGTATCAGACCGAATTGCGGCGGCTGGCCGAAAAGGAAAAGGCTGAGAACGAGGCCCGGCGGCTCTCCGGCGACCCGGAAGAGACCGGTCGGATCGGGCACAACAGCGGGCCGGGGTGGTCGTTTGAGGACTTCCTGCCGGCGGCCAACTGGTACATGTATCGGCGGATCGACAGCCCGGGGCCGGGGTTCGTCTATAATTCGAAAATCGGCCGTGACCTGAAGTTCAGGATGATGAACGCCTATCGCGACTCGTGGAAGTCCAACCTGTTGGAGATCCGGTCGGTTCCACTGCTGGACGAAATGGCGATCGTGCGCCAGGAGGCATCGGATATCGGAGCTGCGGCGCCGGGCCGGCAGCGCGACGATCGGACTTTTGCGTCAGCGCTTGCCAATCTGACCTGGATCGAGAATCTTCGTCCGGCACTCATTGCGAATGGGATTACCTGGGAGGGTGCCAGGAAAAAAGCGGCAGGGGAGGTATCGGCTGTGGGGGAAATCCTGACGCACAGAGTGTATTCGATACTACGTGCGCAGGCCGAAATTGACGAGGGGCCTCCTGCCAAGAGCTTCTTTGAGGCAAGAGGCCTACTCGCGTGATCGAGCAACACCCTGTTCTGGAAATCCGCCCCGGCTGGGCCACGAAACCGGCCAACCGATACCAGGCGCATCCCGATCTGCGCGCCGCTGTTGTTCAGTTGCTGGATTTCCCGGAGCATATCTTTATCGTGACCGACCAGGAATTGCCCACGTCGGTTCAGCACGCCGTCGCGATGATTGCGGCATGGAGGTTACAGAATGAGCGAACAACATAAAATCAAAGCCTCGGCGAAGCGGATGGAGATGGCGCCTGAGACTGTCACCGTGCCAGGCGCTAGATACGAGGTCCCCCCGGCAGTCGTTCTGGTTGAACAGGACGGCACGCCAATCGACGCCATGCCAGTGTACATCACGTCCGTTTCTAATGAACGCCCGTGGCACCTGATGGACAACGCGCCGCAGGACGGCACCATGATCGAGGTCAAGGAAGACCCCGAGGACCCGGATGTATCAGCGGTGATGGTGCGCTATTACCACACGTCGGTTCGCGACCGCGCGAGACGCAAATGGGTACCGGCGGCGTGGTGGCGCAACGCACTTACGGCGGAACGGCTTTCGTTCGAGCCGTTCTGCTGGAGGATGCCGGATGGTTTCACGCAACCAGGCATGATCGTGGCATGAAGACTGTTAGAATTGAATTTCGTCCGTTTTGGATCGTTGCCTTGATTTGGGTGATGTGTCGCTTGTTGGAAGTGTACCATGCCGCAAGACGATAGGCAGAGATATGTTCATTGGTTCAGATGCCGCAGTTGCGGTAATCGGTTCCATGTCAATCGGCTGACCGCCGATTCATCCAAGGTCAAAACGCCGAACTGCCCGCGGCGGTCCTGCCTCGGCAAGTCGAAGGAAAGTCACACACCGGACATCGGTTTTGATCCTGCCGAAGGTAAGGCGCCGGCAATTGGTGGTTCGCCGTTCGCCCGGGCCATGGATATTACGAATGAGATCGTGGCCGCCGATCACGGCATGACCGATCTCAACACCTCGATGCGCCCCGGTGAGATCACGGCGCCGAAACTACGGCCGGACCTTCAGGCCAAGGCTGACGCATTCTTCAATCCGCCAAAACGTGAGCGCCGGGGCCGGGTCGATCTGTCCGGGCTCTATGGTGAACGCGCTGTAACGGCGCAAAACGGGCAGCCGGCCGGGCAGAAGTTCGAGGCGCAGGGCGGCCATGCCATCCAACCGATCCTGACCAGCAAGCCGCAAGGATCATCGCCGGTCCCGGCGTATATTGACGTGGCGCCGCCTCGCCAATAACTCCAATCACTTGCCGTTCGAGCTTCATCTATCGTATGAAGCCTCATGCGCATCGATGGACCTCGGAACAAGTGGGCCAGATATATCATTCAGACGTGTACGGAATCACGCCCGCAACGGATACAGCGTGGGCGGGCGTTCCGGAATATATTTCTCACTGGCGATGAGAATGGAGTCCCACAAACCTACCTTAGAACGCAGGATTTCATCCGGGATGTGCTTGCCTTCCTCTACAGCCCGAGCGATCTTAG